TCTGTGACACGAGAAATCTTTAGAATCGAACCATCACCGAGCGCACTTTTTATTCTATACAGTTGACCTGCTTTAAATCCATTACCACGTGTCACTACTTTCACATTTGATGTGGTTGGTAGAATTTCTGCTTCGAATACAGCATCATATTTGATAATGTGATGATAGTTAATGTTACCGTAGAACTTTCTATCAATAAACAACTCAACAATGTTGTTGCTTACTTGGGCAACCCCATTAACATAAACAGTTGCCCAGCGCCAGTTATCAACTCTAATGTTAACTATTTTAGTTGGCGTGATAACTTCAATATATTGACCTAGAACAAGCGATGGATCCCCACGTTTAACTCTAGCGAAAATGGTTACATCTTGACTCCAACGACCATCAGAGGTGCGGAGCATTTGTTTTCCAGGGTAGTCAACTACAACTTCTTTGTTGTACAGAAGTCTAAACAACAGTTTATAAGATGCTTCTGTACCTTTTGCTAGATATGAATCTTTCAGTCTCTGTAGAAACTGGCGCTCATCCATAAGCATGTTTGGTACATTTGCTGCAACTTCTGATTTAAAGTGTTCTACGAAACTGTCTAGAGTTTTATCTAGATCTCTGATCTCAGTTAGATCATATGAACTCTGTTGCAAGAATTCATAGTATGCTTCTACGAACGCAATAAACGTTGGATAATCTTCGCGTACAAATTCAGGAAACTGCTTCGCGACGATTGTAGATAATTTTGCTTTAGACATTAATTTCTACTAGAAGTAAAGATGTAAGTATTACCAGCACCGATATTACCCGCAGCAGTCGGATCGACTATTGCAGAAACTTTAAGTGACTTGCTATTAATTAGAGCAATCTGAGACATAGCAGAAACCACATCATTAGATTGAGTTTTGAAGATCAACTCAAACGCATCACCATAAAGCGATGTAATGTTAAGACCAGAAATATGAACCTTACCATCAGCATACGTGACAGTGCCAATATTATAGTTCACGATTATCTTGTTTGCTAAAGAGTCAACATAGTATAACTGCAGCACACCCTTGCCATCGTCTTGAATATAGTGAACTTCAGTACTACCGTTGATGTAGAATCCACTACTTGTTACTGATTCTTCTGGAACACCCTCGTTATAGATTGGATTGATAATGTTTACTATGTATTCAGCATTTGTATCGAAACGCGGATCAATTTGGCGATGGATGACAAAGGTGATATGACTATTGATAATTGACGGTTCTGTGGTATCAATCAGTCTAGTCAGTTTAGACTGACGATAGATACCATCAAACATCTGAAGATCATTATCGTTATAGTTTAAAATAGTTTGTGTGACTAAACTTTCTAGATCACTGCTAGTTCTTGTCGTCTTTCTAGGATCATAATAGAAAGTAACAGTCAATTCTAGATCAAGGTATTCTGGGTCAACAATCTCTGGACTAACAGAAACAACAGATTTTGGTTCTAGAATTGACGATAAGATATAGTTTTTCTGCTGAGTCGTTAGAACCAACGCATTCTTAGGTTTGATGCAGATAAACACTTTACCATAAACCGGAGGAGTGTTATCTTCGCCACCCCAAACAGAAACAGAACCTGCTTCTGGGAATGTATTGTAGATTAGAGTTTTATAGTCGTCTACGCTAACTGCTCTGTTTTGTGACAGATACGATCTAGGTGCATTAAATTTAATACTCTCAATGCTTTCTCTATCTGTTCCATTAAACGATGGAGTGACAACTACTATTTCTGTAGTCCCACCATAAAGACTGTCACCATTATAAGTGAATACTCTGCTGCCATTAGCAGCATCTTTTTGGGTTACAAAATAGTCAAAGTAAACAACGTTACCGTTTGTTAGTTTATTGCCAATGATACCATCGCCAAATACGATCTCATACAGTTTATTGTCTATTTCTTTAATAAAGTAGACTTTATCTGTCGCTGAAACATTCAACATATTTTTACTGTTGACGTATGTATCGAATGTAGAAGAAGTTGATGTGTCTTGTACTCTTACCGTTAACGTCGATAGATCAACATCGGCATTTGGGATAATATAAGAAACACCATCAGCGACTGTGTATCTGTATGTTAGTGGTGTGCCTTCTTTAATCACTACGTTATTGAACTTGTATGTACCAGTACCATCATTCACCGCAGTAATATTTTCAGTTGTGTAGAATGTATAGTTAGTTCCATCAATAGTTGAACTAAATGGAGTGTTCTTTGGTAGCGTGATAACAGTCGGTGAAGAAGCAGTGTTACTAACATAAAAGTTAATTACTGCTTCTGAACACCTTGCCGAATATGGAATGTATCCTAATCCTTTAGCAATAGAAACAACGCTATTTCGTTTCGTTGCCGAATCGAGGAACATCTCATTTATAGAAAGGTTTTGATATAAACCATTATAGTGAGTGTTATACGCCAGAACATCTAATAGATTTGATAGCGCAGAACCTTCAAAGTCGTAGTCGCTAAACTCGGTTTGACCTCTTAAAAATTCTTTTAGGTTTGTTTTGATTGTATCAAAATCAAGTTCGCTAACATTTATACGGTTGCTTTCAGTTGCCATTAGCGTGTTCTCTTAAGTGTTAAGTTTACCGATTGCGGTGTTGTTGTGTTAACTATTCTGTACTCGATAGAAACATAAACTGAGTTGTTATCTAAACTAAATTTAACCTGTACGTCTGTTAACACAACTCTTGGTTCAAAGTTCAGTATAGTTTGTTCGATGACCTTCTTTAATAGTTGGGCAGTCGCTGGAGAGACTGGTTCAAACAGTAATCCAGACAATGGAGTACCAATTTCAGAATGAAATGGACGTTCAAAATTCTTAGTTAGAATTAAGTTCTTTATCGACTGTTTGATCGCATAGTCATCATACTTCACGCTGATATCGTGAGTACGAGGATGCTTGGTGAAATTGAAGTCGATATCCGAGAAGGTACGAGTGTTTTTTGCCATACAGTTATTTATTGAATTTAATAACCACCGGATACATCTGCTGAACCACCAGCAACTGTGTCTCCGCAGTTAATTTTATCACCGACCATTACCACAGATCTACCTTCTATTGTTATTGTGTTAACATTCCCTGGAGTGTCAATAACATATCTTTCTGATGCTGGGTGAGTCTGATTATTCTGTTTAGTGTGTGCTTCATATAGAGAGTAATACTTAAGTTGCACACCTTTCCCATTGATAGTTACAGTACTTGAAACTGGACCAATACACGGAGTCGGAGGCCAACCATCATGCCCTGTTGACATTTGTCCTAAAACTGCAATCGCTGGCATATTCAACTTTCCTTATTTGTTTTTAATTTGACAAGAGGGTAGAATAACGGTGTTGGGGTTGATTAAGGAATAGATTAGACTAATACGAAACCATTCTTAGGATATGTAGAAGCGATCTTCTGATGGCAATTCATAGTAAACATCTCTCCTTTATTGTTAGCAGGACGAACTGCCACATGAACCCAATGTGAATTGCCATTGTATTCCATAATGACTTGATTCCAGCAAGAGATAGTTTTAACAATCTTTCCAGCAGCATCAAATGTAGCAGTCTTACCTCCAGGGAATACGATATCAGCAGCGCAACCACGTGGATGATCACCACCTTCTTTCTGTTTCAAATCGCCTGGACGACGGAAACATGAAGTAATAGTGAATGGACCAAGTGCATCACGAATTGGATCAAGTGCAGTCTCAGCAAGAGTTTTTAGATTACAAACAATCTCTTGTGGAGTGATCGTAGAACCATCGCCGAGTGTATAAGTTTGATTAGGTATACGAGTACCACCAGCAGTTAAATCGCCGAGTGTAAAGTATTTAGATAACTTCATACCAGCAGTAAACTGAGATGGAGACATAGCACGAATCTGATCAAGTCCAGCAACTGGTCCTGGAGATGAGTTTGAAGAAGCACTCGGTTTCTCTGATTGATTAACTGCAGATGCAGATGACACATCAGATGATGAAATTGAATTATTTGCGATTTGGCGTTTCTGGAACGCGGCGATTGCTGCACCATCACCAGCATCTGGACTATCAAATGCTACCTCAGAACCACGAGTTGGTACTGATAGTGGCGGTAATGATGCTACTCCAGAAGTTCCGCGTGTCTCAATTGGCAATTCTAGATCAGTTTGACCTGCTTCACGAACTGCCAGAGCAGCGACAGATGGGGCGGCATCGCCAGCACCACTTGCGGTATCAGAAGCACCATTCTGGATAATGATATTAGAACCATCTATTGCTAATGCAGCAGCAGATCTTAAACTTAATTTACTACTCGAGAATAGTTTAGCAGCACCTGCTGCTTTAATATTCATATCACCACTACATTCTATATTAGAACCACTACCGATCTTAGTATTGTATGCACCAACTGACTGAACATTAATTCCTGCACCAGATTTAATATTGGTATCTTTGGAACTCTGTAGATTAATCTTGCCTGCAGAAAGAACGTTTGTATTGATACCAGTTTCTAGATAATACGAACCAGTTGCTTTCTGACTAATGTCTGCATCAGCAGCAATAAGAAAATCGCCACCAACTTTAAAGTTGGTGTCAGAACCAGATTGAATGTTTAAACCAGTACCTGCTTTTATGTTAAACTGTCCAGTCGATTCTAGATTAATCTTTGCTGCTTTAGCGTTAAACTCTGCACCAACTGCAAGGTCACAGTTACCAGAGACATTAACTGTGGCATTGTTATAGATGTTTATCTTAGCAGCACCAGAAACCTCTAGGTTCATAATGTTATCTGTGCGAACGTTAAGTGCGCCATCGACAGTTACATTACAAGCACCTTTAACGTAGATGTTACCATTTCGTTCATAAATGGTGTAACCATCACCTACTATGCGATTGACTTGTGTTCCATTAGCATCCCACTCAAGGAAAGAACCTTGTTTGTGCCAGAAATGAACACGCTCCGAACCTGGAGTGTCATCCAATTCCATTACGTGACCAGATTCTGTTTGTGTTACTTTATTGTATGGATATTTTGCATTGTACGGAACAGGAGACTGATCCCATGTGCCACCATTGGCAATCGGAACACCAGTTTTAAGTGCTGCTTCTTTCTTAAGAACATATGTGCGACCAAGGTTATTTCCAGTCGCTAAACGGTTTGTATCTGGTTCACTGCGATATTTTGGATATTGTCCATTAGGATCTTGGAATCCCTTATTTGGATTGACTGCATTACCTGTGCTGATAGTACCATCTGAATTTTTAAATCCAACTGGCATCGCTTTCGGACCAGTAGGTTCACCTTCTGCTTCTATTTTTGCTAGTAAAGATCTTGCTTGTCCTTGAGTAGATCCAGCGATTCTTTCTAATTCAGCAATAATTGCTTGTGGTGTTGGGAAAGTTAAACCGAGTTCATTAACCAATTCTGTTAACGAACCTGTCACTGAATCTAAACCAAGGTTGCCAGCAATTTCTCCCAGAGTATCACCAAAGTCAGATAACATACTACCTGCATCGCCAATAAGATCTGATATAGAAGATCCAAGGTCAGTACTTGCAACTAAATCTTTAAATGCTGCTGCTTGCGCAACAATACCACCAATAATATCTGAACCAAGACCTTCTAGAGATTCTAATGAAACTCCAAGATCACCGAGAGCATCTATGCCACCAACTGAATCTAGACCTGGAATATTTTGAGTAAATGTTGATGTGTCAAACGGAGTTTCTACAATTCCAGTCGACTCTTTTTCTTTAGGAGTAGACTTTGTGGAATCATCAACTGGAGTTAATTTAGCAACGCCATAGTAATCAACGCCCTTACTT